TCTGGCTCCATTGCCTGCTGTTCTAGCAGTTCGGCGTAACGGCGTTGACGCTCCGCACGCAGTCGCTCTTGTTCGTATGGGCTTGGCGCTCTGAACGCCTCGTAGGTTTTAATTGCCATCGAAATCGCCTCGGTAGGTTCCTCCCTGCGGGGTCGTCATGCCGGGGGAGGATGGGTAACCACGCGCCCCTGCGCCTGACGGACGGCGCATACCGCCGATCTGCGGGGCCATTTCGGGGCCACTCTGCTGACGCGGGGCCGTCATGCTCATGGCGGGGTTGCTGATCGGGCCGCGATACTGCGACGGCCCAGCGGGGCCGTTGAAGTTCATGCTCTGCGGGGCTACGCCGGGGGCAGAGTTTGGCGTAGCGCCTGCATAGGCCAGCGACGGCTGCTGCGGCTGCCTTGGCGTCATGCCGTCAAGGGAGGCGTTGCGCTCCTGCATTGCCAGCATCCGCGCCAACTCCTGTGGGCGACGGTCGGGCTGCATCATCATCATGGGGCGTCGTCCGATCATAGTTTCCTCACAGGATTCCGTAGTTGACCATCTTGTAGCCGTCAGGCCGCGTCAGTACGGCTTCCGGCAACACGCTCTCTACCTCGTCGGCCATCACGCCGCGTTGGCGCTCGCCGTCAATGTCGTACTCGTAGATTCCAATGCCAAGCGGGTGCGTCCCGACACGCTCAATGTTGGATTTTAGGCGACGATCCGAGAACATGATGGCGGCGCTACCCAAGTTTCCGGCTAGCCCGTACAGACCTGACATATTGCTGGCGGCTTGATTGGCGGCAATACCGTAACGCTGAACCGCTGCAGCGTCCTGCGCCTGCATGGCCTGCAGGTACGGCGTTGGGGCAACGGTTGAGCCGGTGTAGCCTTGGAACTGCGGCATCTGCACCTGCGACCCTGACAACAACGCGCTGATCTCGTTGAGGGGCTGGTTGCGTAGCGCCATCTGCTGCGCCAACTGCTGCTGTACCGCTTGGTTTTGAAACCCAGCCGCGCTTGCCATCTGATTGAACTTCTGTTGCTGCGCGGCATTGGCTGCGGCTTGCTGTTGGAGTGCAGCCTGCTGGTTCTGCAAGATGGACGCGTTGTACAGCCCTTGGATGTCCATGCCCTGACCGAACCGCTGCTGCTGTGCGGCGTTTGCGGCAGCCTGTTGCGCGAGCAACTGCTGGTACGCCTGCGCCGCCGCTTGATTGCCAAACTCGGCCTGTGCGCCAGCCTGTTGGAACCCTTGTTGCTGACGGGCAAGGTTGGCCTGATACGCCGCCAAAGCCTGCGCCTGATTCTGCGCAAGGGCTTGGTTCTGCATCTGCTGCGCCGTGACCTGCTGACCAAACTGCTGGTTTTGCGCAGCCATCTGCGCTTGGAACCGCTGTTGTGCGGCCGCTTGGTTCTGTGCCAGCGCCTGATTTGCAAACTCGCCCGCGCCCATGCTCTGCGCAAACTGCTGCTGTTGGGCTTGGTTTGCCGCTTGCTGTTGCTGCAGGGCGGCTTGTTGGTTTTGCGCCAGTGCCTGATTGGCGGCTTGGGCCACTTGCTGCTGTTGACCAAACCCTTGCGCCTGCAGTGCCGCGTTAACCTGCGCTTGCTGTGCAGCAGCGGCTTGGTTCTGCGCGACGGCTTGGTTGGCAAGTTCCTGCGCGGTAACTTGTTGCCCAAACGCCTGCTGGCCGGCCTGATTTTGCATCTGCGCAGCCGCTTGTGCTTGCGCAAAGTTCTGTGCAATTGCTTGGTTCTGGGCTTGGGCAGCCTGCTGACCCATCCCAAACTGCGCCAGTAACGCCTCGCGGTTGAATTCTCCCGCGCCTACGGCTTGACCAAACTGTTGGGCCTGCGCCGCGTTTGCCGCCTGTTGCGCAGCCAATGCTTGCTCAAAATTCTGCCCAATGGCTTGGTTCTGCGCCTGTTGCGCCGCCTGACCTTGCGCAAAGTTCTGCGCGATGGCCCGATTGATCGCATCCTGCGCGGCCTGCCCCGTCTGGAACGACGCCATTTGGGCTTCGCGGCCAAACTCACCCGCAGCAAGCCGCTGGGCAAACTGCTGGGCCTGCGCTTGGTTGGCAAACTGACCCGACTGCAAGGCCAACTGCGTGTTTTGCGCAATGGCAGCGTTTTGCGCCTGCTGGGCCTGCTGTTGCGTCTCAAAGCCCGCCAACGCGCCCTCGCGGCCAAACTGCTGCATCGCCATCTGCTGCCCAAAGCCTTGCTGTTGGGCGGCGTTCTGGGCTTGCTGTGCGGCTAGGGCACGCTCAAAGTTCTGTTGCTGCGCTTGGTTCGTTGCTTGCTGCGCCTGTTGGCCCATGCCGAACGATGCGATCTGCGCCTCACGGCCAAACTCGCCCGCCTGCATCCGCTGCTGGAACGCCTGTTGCTGCGCCATGTTTTGCGCTGACTGCGCGGCAAGGCTTTGCTGGAAGTTCTGCGCAAGGGCTTCGTTGTAGAGGCCAAGACCCTGCGCACCCATGCCAAATTGGGCTTGGGCGGCTTGGTTGGCAAAGTCGGCCAACGTCTGCTGTTCGGCAAGCCCTTGCTGACGCATCTGCGCGTCAAGGCTGATGCCCTGCAGTGCCGCCTGCGTGCGCAAGTCATTTTCACGCTGCGCCTGCAACTCCATTTCGGCGTTGTACGCCTCGCCGCCGGGTCGCAAGCCTTGGTTGACAAGGCGCTGCTCCAACTGCGCACGTTCACGCTGCAACTGCGGCTCAATGCGCGACATGATGGCGTTTTGCGCCGTCATACCGGCGTTGACCGGCATTGCGGCTAGTCCCTGCGTGGCTAACTGCCGCTGCAATTCTGGCGTGGCAAGTTCGCCGCGTGCGTAGCCAAATCGACCCTCTTGCACGTTGCGGGCAACGTCGCCCACCCCCGACAAGTTGAGGTCAGTGGTTAGCGACGGCGCGGCAGGGCCGCCAATGGCGCGGCCAAACTGATCGTAAGACGGCGCTGCGCCAAGTTCACCGACGCGGCTGGCGTCAAACCCGCCAAACGCGAGACCGGCAGGGCCGCCTTGCGCGGTGCCAAACTGACCGATCCCGCCCTGCACGCCTTGCAGCCCGCTGGTATCCAACCCGCCAAACTGCACTGCGCCCGGGCCGCCCGCTGCAAAACCGTACAAACCTGCGGCTGGGCCACCGCCCGCCGTACCGAACTGACCGGCACCGGGGGCACCCGTAACCCCGCCCACGCCGCCGAGGTTCAGTTGGCCGAGGTTTGCGGCCTGCGGGCCACCCGCCGCCATGCCAAACATCCCAGCCTGCGGGCCGCCAGTCACCCCAAAGGGCGTCACATTGGCCCGTGCGCCGCCAAACTGGCCAAAATCAACCTGACCCGGTAAACCTGCGCCTGCGGCCATACCGCCGGTTCCGGCTTGACCCATGCCGGTGATATTCGGTGCGCCAGAAACCTGCCCAAAACCGCCCAGATTGCCGTATGCGTAGCCTTGGCCGACGCCGTAATAGTCGGGCGTGCCGAAAGCCTGCACGGCAGACCCTGCAGTGCCCGTGGGGGCAAATTCACCTTGCAGGGCGGGGCCAGCAAACGACCGCGTAGGCGCATAGCCAGCAGCAGAAGGGGCACCTTCAATCGTGCCGCCCGTTCCTTGTGCAACGCCTGCAGCCTTGCCAATTGCGCCCAAATCGGGGGCAGCGGCAGTAGTACCATAGTCGCCGTACCCCGTAAGGATGGGCGACAACGAGGCCAAAAAGTCTTTGTTGAGGTATGTGGAAAGGTCGCCCAACTCACGCTGACCCAGCGTAGCCATCGCCTTTTCGGCTTGCTGCTGGATATCAAAGATGTTTTTGGCTTCGCCCGTCAGTTCTTGGCGAACGGTGGGCTGCTCAACGTAAGACGTGAATGTTTCGCGGAGCGGTTCGGCAACGCCTTCCACACCAGCGGCAGATTTGGCCTTAAATTCTTCCATCGCCTTGTCGTAGGCGGTCTGGTTGAACTGCGGCGTTTTCTGCCACGTTACCGTCTGACTCGCCGTTGGCGTGTAGACGTTGGGATTGCTCATGTAGGCCGACTGACGTGCGGCCTCAATGTTCTCTTGCCCCTGCTGACGCGCTATTGCGGCGTAGTCAGGTGTTGGCGGCGGCGCTGGTGATCTTTTGCCCATACCGAGGCTCCAAATATCGACACTTGTCAGGTGTCTGTGTCATCAAAACAATGTCCCCAGAGTCATGCGCGGCACCTTTAATCCGCGCTTCCTCCGAAAACCCCATCTTGCTGACCAATGCTAGCGCCCGGGTATGGTTGCTGCTGATTGGCCCTATGATCTTATCAACTTTTGCGACGTTGTAGGGATAGTCGTACACCGCCGCCAAATATGCGGGGGTAACGTGTTGCCAAACGATGTGGCACATCACGCTAACCCCGTTCCAATTCTCGTAAACCGTCCCGGCGACCAATTCGCCGTCACGTTCTAGCCCAATAGCAACCGACCGCTGCGGGTCGAACCCGCCTTGCGTCTGCTCGGTTACCCATAGGCCCACCTTGGGGCCGCTGACTATATTCCAGCCCATCCGATCTGATACACCACGTCAGTTGAAGCCCACTGAATCTGCAGGTTTTTGCTGCTGCTAGTGAACGAAATTGCGCCCGAGTAACCCAAACCTGTCACGCCCGATTGGTTGTTCGTGATGACCACATCCGAACCCCACAACGCAACGTCCCACAACCCAATGCCCCACAACCCTGCGGTCGTTGGCGAGAACGACAACGCGCCCGTCTGGTCAACCGTCTGAAAGTCGGTGTTGATGCCAATGACGATCTGCGGCTGGCCGTTGCTAAAGATGCTGGGTCGTGCGCGGGTGAAGTATTTGATGACGCCACGCGTCTCAAAGTAGTTGAACGCCTGCAGCGCCTTGGTCGGGATCGGCTCGCTGTCGTCCATGTAGCCGTTGTCGCCCGTCGTCCACGCCTTTGCGACGTAGGTATTGCCGCCAAAGTACGGCTCACTGCCTACCAGCGCCCACGAACTTGCGTTCCAACCCGTAAAGTTGCACCACGCTTTCGTGATGTTGTTCATCACAAACTGCTGCTGCCCGGTGCTGACCGGCACATTGACGATTAGGGCGTTGTTTAGCGGGTTATAGAGCAGCGCCCAGCCAAACGTGTCCTTGTAGGTGCGTGCGGCTGACGCAAACGCGCCCTGTATCTTGTCTGACAACGCAATGTTGGGGTCAAGGCGCGACGATTGCAGCGCAGAGGCAAACGGGATAAGGCCGTCCAGCGTCAAAATCAGCAAATCGCCGCCGTATTTTGCAACGCACCGCCGGCTGATCGGTTGACCAATAACCCACACGCCGATCAACGACCATGTAGATGCGCTAGTGGGATCGGTGCCGCGATATACGGCCACCTCGCCCTTGTCGCTGATCAACACGAGGTTGTCGTCTACGCCATAGCCCGCGTCAATCGTCCACGTTGCCATCGCCGTGAGTTTGCCGCCAAAGTGCATGACGCTTGACAGGTCAAGAACGTTGGCCGCACCGCCCACAGACGACACTGGCAGATACCACGCCTTGAGCGTGTTTTTCTGGATAAACCACATCCTGTTTTTGAACAGCGTGGGGCTTTCCAAATCGGTCGTGGTGACGCCCGTGATGGCAGGCGTCGATACGGCATCAATCGGTGTCCATGTGGTGCCGTTGTAAAGCAGCGGCTTGTCTACGCCGTTTGCCGCGTACAGGTAACTGCCGCCGCCCGTCGTGACGTTGGTGTATTCCCATGCGGAGTTAGACAGGCTGGCAACTAATGCTGATCCTGCCGTGCCCGCAGAGGTCACGTCGTAAATGTTGCCCGTGGAAATGGCAAACAACTTGATGGTGCTACCAGCGTTGTACGTCATCAGCGTATCAACGGTGCCCGGCAACCCTGTCTTGTGTTTGGCGTACCCACCGCGCAAGTTGACGTTGCTGACGCTCGGGAACATATTTTCCAGATACACGGCGTCGGTCGGTGCCATGTTTGCCAGTGCGTCCCGAGCGTTCCAGCCGCCCACTGGGGCAGGCAACGACGCGACGTTTGCCGTCGTGCGCTGGACTAGCCGCCTGCGTACCGGGCTAGCCATTACTGGCTATCCGTGCCGTAACCGCTATCGGGAATGTTGTCGTACCCAATCAGTACGGTTCCCGGTCGCGGGGCAAACGAGAGGTTGGCGGCGGCCACGTCTTGACCAATGGCGGTCTCCAGTTCTGCGAGGTAATCGCGGTACAGCGCCGTGGTGTCAAAGCCCTTGGCCTCAAAATACTTCAGTTTGGTACCCAGCACCATTACGCGATCTGGGTACACGCAAGTGTCAGTGTCGGCCGTAAAACTGTTTTTAGGCACGCCGAGGGCGTTGTAGGCCCATGCGTTGCTGCGGTACTCAAACCCGAGCAACTCGCCTGCGTTCATGCCCGGCCAAATCTGGAAATACGGCCCAAGCAATCGCCAGCGGATGCGGGGGCCGGTGCTGATATAGCCTGACAGCAGCCATTCCCATTGCTGTGCGCTTTCGGGGCCAAGCATTTCCCAACGCTTGCTCTTGTCCCAGTGAGTGCGGTTGACCGTGCTGTTGTAGTCGGCCGGCAGGTTGTATTTGACCTTTTGGAATATCAACTGCCCGTTTACTTGCGCTTCGGTGGGGGCGTAGTTGACCGTCAGCGTCGTTGTGCCGGTGACGGCGGTGACGTAGGTAGCGTTGGGGATGCCAACGCCCTGCACCTGATAGGTCGTGTCAAGTCCTGCCGTTGTTGGGATACCGCTGATCGTATACGACGACGTTGACCATGTGCCCGTCGTCGTGATCGCCTCAGTGTAGAACGTGTGCTGTTTGGTCAGTTCACGCCAATCAGCACGACGGAGCAATTCGTAGCCGCAAGCGTTCATCAACGCGAGTATCTGGATAACGTCTTGGCTGGCGTTACCTGCGACCGTTGCGGGAGTCGGGATGCCCAACTCGTTTGTGCATTGCTGCACCAATTGCACCATCGTGCTGCCCATAACTATGCCTCCGCTATTTCTTTAGGCGGTCGTCCACGACGCTTGGGGGCGTCACCCAACAACTGCGCCATCTGCGACTGCAGTTCGGCCAATTGCTTTTTGGTATCTTCCAACTCTGCGCTTGCGTCTGACCGATTCTTGCGGTTGAGGTACTGGCGGGCGCGTTCACGCAAGCCCACGCCACCCATGCCAACACGCTGCAACTGCGCGTCTGACGCCAGCGCCAATTGCTCCACCGTCACAAACTTGAGGATTGCCAACTCGGCGATCTGATCGCGGTTAATTTCCTCGGGAGCGTCCTTGTGCCAATGCGACAGCGGGGTGCCAATCTGCTCTGCGGCGCTTTCGCCCTGCTGCATTTGGTAATACAGCCATTGGCGTGGGAAACGCTCCTTGTGGTCGTCACGGCACGGCTGGTCGATGATGTTGGTCTTATCGCCGGGGGCCATGATACGAACATAGGTCTTGCCCTCATTTACGCCAGAGTCCTTAGTGTAGAACTCAACGTGCAGTTGGGCGTCGGCATTGCTTACATCGCTGTCTAACGGCATTGTCCTTGCTCCTGTGGGGATTACAGGTTGTTGACCTGTGTGATGGTACAAATGACTGATGGAATTGCAGGCCAGACGCTTGTGGCGCTGGCTGCAAGAATTCTAGCGTTTGTGGTATCGGTTGCCCACATCAACTCAACGTAATTGGCTGGTTCTAATTGAATAATGAAGTTCCACGCAGCAACCAACCGAGCAGCCGAACCTTGCAATGCAACGGTGCTGGCGGTGTTCGGCACGTTAGTGCCGTTTTTGCGCAGCCAAATGTAAATGTTAGCCGTACTGCCTGAGGTTTCGTCCAACTGCGCCGAAAACTGCACGTTATAGACGCCCTGATTTGCCACCACAAGGCGCGAGGATGGCGAGCCAATGCTGACGCCGTTGCTGCTGTCGGTGGTGTTAAATTTCATCGCGTAGGCGGTGTTGATTGATGCCGCCGTCTGCAATGTAGTGTCCGAAAACGACCCGTAATGCAGGATTGGCACAGCACGGCCAAACCCCTGCAATTCCTCCCATACGGTGTTGCTGACGGCGTAAAACATGGCCGAGCAGCCGGCGTTAATCAGTCCCGATCCCGCGCTGTTAATGCTGCTACCGGCGTCGTACGGGTACACGGCCAACGGATTTGCGCCGCCGTTCCGAATGATGATGGTTTCGCCCATCTCGGTCGGGGGCAGTTTAACGCCCGCGCCCGAGGGGGTGGTAGTTACGTTGTTGTAGACGTAGGTGATAGCCGTGGCGTTGCCGGCCGATGTGCCCGCAGCCACGACTGAGGCGTTGCCGTCACCACAGATGGACACCGTGGATAACTGCGAGACGCCCGAGCCGAGTACACGGGACGGGATTGCCATTATGCTGCCTGTGCCGTATCCCGACGGCAGCGCATGATCTCTGCAATCAGCCCCGGCCCAACCACCTCAATCTTGAGGTCGGGCATCACTTCAAACAGTTTTTGGAATTCGTTGGCCTGCTGGGCCATTGCGGCGTTGGCGTTAAATTTCTTGCCCGTCGGGCCGCCCACCCAGATGTCTACCGTGACGCCCGGCAGTTCGCCGGTGAACCGTTTACGGCCGTCTGGGCTGTTGCATGAGTCATACCCGTACAGCACAAACTTGCGGAAGCCCAAGATGTAGCCAATGTTGATGGCCCGTAGGCCCGAGGTCGTGCCCCCGCCAATGGCGAGTTTGCCCGGCCCCATCGCTTCCATTTCTGGCCCCTCTGCCCACGAGTGCCACAGCATCACGCGCTTGCCTTGCAGGAAGTCAAACGTGACGGGAGGGCAGCGCGAGGCAACCATGTACAGCGTGCGGTCATTCTTGCGCTGTATGCCGTTGGTGCGGTCGCGGGGGTCAAGGTTGACCCAAAAATCCGGCTCCACGCCGTTTTCGCATAAGAAGTCGTGCGCACCCTTGACCGCGCCGATCACATGGCCGGCAGCGCGGTGCGCTTTAATGTCGTCAATGTAATCCGGCATAGACCACCCGCTCGCCACCAGCACCATGGTTGCATCGTGCGTGATGGGAGCGAGGGTCAGTTCTGGTAGACCACGGGCAAGGGCAGACCGTATGTTGGAACAGAGTTCCTCCGGCGTGCCCGCCGCTTGCACCGTGATCTCCAGAGGCTTCATCAGACTGCGCCGCCTGCGCCTGAAACGTGCGGGTAGCCCGCCACGCAGGTGATTGCGGTTGCGCCCGATGCCGTGGCGGTTGCCACGATGCCGACCACGAGGCCGACGCCGTTGCCCGACACGGTGGCGTCATCCAGCACGCCCGCAGTCGCCGTCGTAAAGAGCGGCACGTTGGGCAAGCAAGAAGCAGCCAACTTCACGACCGGCACGCCGCCCGTCTGCACCCAGCCATACGAGCCGGAGGCAATGGACACCTGCGCGAAGCCAATGCGCTTCGTGGTCGCAGCGTTGGTCGTGGTGATCATCACGGCCTTGTTGTCAGAGCGAACCGCAACCGCAGCGTACTGCGAGATTTCGGAAGCCGCTTGCACATAGACCGCTTGGCCGCCATCGTCAAGGTTGACGGCCGTTCCGAGGTTGAACGATGCAGACGTATCGGCATAGCCGAGTGACACGCCAATCAGATTACTTGTTGAAACAGTCATTGTCGTGTACCCCTTTAAGCAATCAACACGCCTTGGAACTGGCTGCCCGAGCAGGTAAGGTTACCGGCCCAGCCAATCAGTTTCACGATGGCGTCTTGGTTGACGGCCTGACGCTCGCCGCCAATCGGAACGAAATTCCGATCTTTGTGCGGGCGGAACATCAGGTACTTGGTGTTCAGGAACCACATATGGTTGGCGTTACCCGAACCGCTGTTGTAGGTGGACGAACCGATACCACCGTCCAGCACCACGTCGGAGGCCATGCCCGCGCCGTAGTACTTGAGGGAGGCAAAGCCCGCGCCCGCCATGCCCGAACCACTCTCGGTGATACGCTGGATCGCTTGAAGCGACTGCAGGTAGAACCGATAGTAGTTGTTGTCGGCCACGATCAGGTCAGGCTTGTCGGTTCCACGAACCAACTGCACCGCGAGGGCGTCCATGTAGCCCTGAATCGTCGTGCTGGACACAGCGCCCGCACCACCGCCATCAGCGGAAGCCGAGAACTTTTTGCTCTGCCAGAACGACCACACAGCGCGGTTGATGCCGCCGTAGGTGCCCACAGTCGGGTCATCCGGCACAGCCGCAGCAAGGCCCGTGAGGTTCTTGCCCGCGTTGCCGGTGCCGTCACCGTACAGGTCACCGCTGATGCGGTTCGCCAACTGCGCCTCGGCCACTTCCATGCGACCGTCAAGAAGGTCGATGATCGCCTCCTTGCCCGAGTTCTGGATCATTTCCAGACCCGAAATGGTCACGGCAGAAGCGTACTGCGTGATGGAGAACTGCGCCGACGAAATCGGGCTGTTCTGTCCAACATTCAGCACTTCGTAGCCGCTGTACGAGTTGGTGTTGTTGGTGGTCGGATCGGTATACATCAACTCCTGAAGGATGACGTTACCGCCCGAGAACGTTTTAACGTTCCCGCGCTCCTTGAGACGACGCAACAACGCATTGTTGTTGGTCACGTTATCAGCCAACTCACCGCTACGGCTCTGGATTGTGGTAGCAATGATGTCGCTGATACTGGAATTGGCAAATGCCATTTTGATACTCCTATATCAGTTGATTACAAACGCGTCTCTGTTTCGGAGAAAGCCTCCTCCAAGAGTGCGCGACGGTTTGCTGCCTTGGGAGCCGTGTTGGCGCTTGGTGTTGCGCTTCTGACACTCACCGCTGCTGCACGGGCCGCTTTCGCTGCCCGGTTGTACTCCTTGGCCTGTTTTGCGGCTTGCTCGGCCTGTTGGGCCTTGCTCACCTGCTCAAACAGGTCAGGGTTGAGACGGATCGCCTTGTCGTAAGCCTCTTCCAACGTTTCTGCCATGCCACTCTGTAGGAGTTGGATCATGGTTGGCCGGGCTTCTTCAAAATGATCTGCTTTTAACGAAAACTGGTTAATTTCGCCCAACAACTGCTGGTTTTGCTGCATTTCCTGCTGCTGTTTCCAGCCCATGACCTCGCCACGGACGTTGTTGAGTTCGTTTTGCAACTGCCACACCAGCGGATCAACGCTGTTTTGCGGGGCAGCCTGCGGATTTGCGCCCATTGCATTCAGATTGATGCCATAGGACTGCGCGAGTTGCGCAAACAACTGCATTTTCTGCTGCGGCGGGGCAGTGCGCAGCGTGTAATCGGCCTGCATCAGCGCCGACACTGCCTTTTCGGGCGTCAACCCCATGCCTTGAATGGTTGGCAGGTACGGCTCAATAGCCTGCTGCATCGTGTCGGCAAATTGTGCCTTCGCAAGCAGCGGTTCCACGCCAGCACGCATCTGTTCTTCGCGCTGCCATGCATATTCCTGCATCTTCGGGTCGGCTTTCTGCCAAACCTCGTGGTAATCCTTGCGCCACGACGCGGGCGGGCGACGCCATACGGGCGGTTCTGCCTCTTGCGGCGGCTCCTCTACCTTTGGAGCGAAGCGCCCCTGCTCGTCACGGCCTGTGGCCTCTATCGGTTCGCCCTTTTCGGCTGCCTCAAAGCCCTGCTCCAAGATTGCACGACGGTCAACCTCGGGTTGCTCGGTGCGTTCTACGTTTACTGCGGTGTTGTTGTCGTCCATTTATCCTCTCCTGTGGGGATTGGTGAAATTGGCGTGTTCCCGCAGTTTGCGGATAATTGCGTCTGCTTGAGCGTTAGTGAGGCGATTGTTGACCTCATACTTAATGCGCTCAAGGCGGCTGTTATCCACCTGTGGTTTGGCAATGTGCTTGGCGGGGTCGTCGTTGCCTACCTCAATGCAATTGTTGGCCTTGAGGTGGCGTCGGTGTTCGGATCGGCTGGTGACCATCTTGCCGTCAATCATCGACCGATATGGCTGGATGTCGGGCATGACGTAGTGATAGCGGCCCTTGGAGTCCTTTTTGCGCTCCACAAACTCGCCGTCAACTAGAACGTAGGTTCGCTTCATTGGCTCAACGGCACCGTGGCCTTGTTCATCTGCGCAATGATGAGCCGCGTCTGGGCGTCCATGTCAGCCTTGTATTTGGCGGCTGCCTGATCGCTTTGCAGCCGCATAGCCTCCAGTTGCGCCTCAAACTGCTGCTTTTGCTGCTCCATCTGCAGTTTCGTCTGGTTTTTGAGTTGTTCCATCTGCATCTGCTGTTGCAGTTTGGCCTGCTGTAGCGCGGCCTCCATCTGCATACGGCTCTGCTCAACCTGTCCTTTCTGCTGCAGTTCGGCCTGCTTGCCCTGCGCTTCCTCGTTCGGCTGCTGCTGCTGGGCTGCCTGCTGCAGTTGCTGCAGCGTGGCGTCGATCTGGCCTTCAATCGGGCGTGCAGCCTTAAACGCCTGCATACCAAAGCGCAGCAATTCCATCATCATGGGCACCATCTGCGGGCTGGCCTGACCGACCGGCAACGCTTGGGCAAGGAACCCGCCAAACGCTTGCAGGAATTGCATACGGTCTTGTTTGTTCTGGTTCTCGTCCAGCATCACAAGGCTGTCGGCAGCAATGTCCACGCGGAAGTTACGCAGCGGCTTGTCGCGGAGCAGTTCCAACGCTTGCGGTATCAGTTGCTGGTCGGCCGGCGTCATCTGCTGGGCGGCGGCGTAGGCAAGGATGGTTTCAGGCTGGTACTTGGTGCACATCACCTGCGCCTTCAGTCGGATCAGTTCCGACGCAAAGAGGGCAACATCCTCTTGCATCGACCGCAGCCTTAGTCCGGCGTACTGTCCTTTGATCTGCTGCGCGGTCGCGGTTTCGCTGGCATACGACGCACCTCGGATGATGTCGCTGATGCCCGTGATTTCGTAGATTTGGCTCTTGATGTCCTCGCGGGCGCGGTAGCAGTTGAGGAGGGCGTTGGCGAGCGTGTCGAGCGGGAGAAGGTCAATGCTGCCTTTAAGGCCGCCCTTCTCGCTGAAAGCCATCCACTTATCGACTGGAATAAGCGCATTGTTGTCACCCTCGGTCATCAGGCGTTGCAGTGCCGGCTGGCTAGCGTCGTACACGCCACGCACGCGCAGCGACTTAACAAGGCCGTCAATGCGGTCAGACAAAATGTCCAACTCCATCGCCTGATCTTGGTACAGCACAAAGTCGGGGACGGGCACCAGCGTGTCGCTCGTCGTCGTCGCGTACAGCGGGCGTGGGCACGGGAAGAAGCCCTCAACGCCAAGCGGATCGTCACGCTCGTCAATGATCTCGGGCATTCCCTTGCTGAACCAATAGACCTTTTCGGTTTCCTTGTCCCACAACTCGCAAATCTTGGCGCGGTTGTATAGGCGCTTGTTCTCGTTGTATGCGTTGAGCGGTTCTGGGCCTTGGTCAAGCGGTATCTTGCGGGCGACTTCCTCGCCAAAACGCTCTACGAGCGCCTCACGGGTCATGTACACCCAGCGCCATACGCAGGTGACTTCCTCCCACGTTCGGGCCGTGCTGTGCCCAAAGTCGCGCCAATGGACGTAATCCACGGGGGCGCACTCGTATTCGATCTTCTCCATCGGCGGCGGGGCACCTTCGCCCTGCTCAATGTTCGGCGTGATGCTGACGCCATCATCGCCAAGCCCGATGGGCGAGGTGTGCGGCTCGTACCGCAGCCATGCCGTACCGCGGCCGCCGAGGAACCGATCCTCAACGCAGTGGTTCATCGTGGCGCGGTAGTCGGGGTAATGCTCAATTTCAAAGTCGATGGCGCGTTCGATCAACTGCGAGGCCACGCGGCCTACCGGGTCGTTGTCGCCAAAGCGGCGGCTGATGTCGGCTTTTGGCAGTTTGGCGTACACGGCAGGCTTCAGCGTCTGCACGTTTGACCACAGGATGTTGAACTTGGCGCTTTCCGTCAGCGTCTGCCCACGCGTGTCGTCACGGTACCGCTTGATGATCTTCTTGGTACGCGCCGTCCACTTTGCAAACTCGCTGTCGTACTGCCCGATGATGCGCAGGTAACGGTCAAGTTTCGGTTGCACCATTGCTTCCATCAGTCTTTCCCCTTGTTGCGCTTGCTGATGGCGGCGGCCTTGCTCTT